ACCAAGGTTGATCTGAACAGGAAGGGCCAGCCGATCAGAAACGGTGCGCGCGTCTTCCCTGTTGGCGTCTCAAAGATCAAGGACACGCTGATTCAGGGGATGCTCAGCAATACAGAACCGGGGCCAGGTTTCCTGCATTTTCACGCTGAGACCAGCGCGGACTATTTCGAGCAACTGACGTCTGAAAGGCAGATCCCAAAGCGGGGCGGTGGTATCGAATGGACGCTACGAAAAGGCCAGCGCAATGAATGCCTCGACTGCCTTGTTTACGCCTACGCAGCGTTGCAACGGCTCTATACGCAGTTCGATAGGCGCTCAATGTGGCAACAGTTCGCTAAACGACTGCTAAAACCTGCAGCGGAACCAGCCAGAACCGCCGCTAAACTCAAGCCATCCCGCACGCCGGGCTATGTCGACAGCTGGTAAACGGTGAACATTCCATCAAGGATTGCAGCAGGAACAACGATCATCTGGCGGGATGATGCCGCGGTGGTGCCTGTTGATCGCTCTGCCACTAGCGCTGATTGGACGCTCACCTATTACCTGAGGACCAATACGTCGGGAGAGGGGCACACCGTCGCGGGCACTGCATACAGCACAGGCTGGGAGTTCACGATCAGCGCCACTGATTCAGCAGCATTTGACGCGGGCGCCTGGACATTTGAGGCACTGCTGACTAAGAGCTCTGAGACCTTCAGGGCCGGCACAGGATCAATAACGATCATTCAAAGCCAGACATATACCGGCACACCCGCAGCACTTGATGACAGAACAACAGCAGAAACCCGTCTAGAGGCGATGGAAGAGGCGTTTCACGCGCTGCAGGTGGGCAAGGTTGGTTCCTACAGCATCGGATCGCGAAGCTTCACATATCACGACCTAGACAAGATGCGGCTTTACATCATTGACCTGAGAGCGCAGGTGGGACGGGAGAAGGTACGGCAGAAAATCGCCAACGGCCTGGGCAATCCCCGTAACTTTGCAATCCGGTTCTGATCATGGGCATCATCAACGCATGGCGCGAACTGTTCCGGGCCACCCCTGAGAACACAACAGCCGCCAAACCACTCAGACGGCGCGCATATGCAGGGGCGGAATCTTCACGGCTAACGATGAGCTGGCTGGCGCCCGGCAGTTCTGCAGATGTTGAAATCTCTGGATCAATCCAAAAACTGCGCGACCGATCACGGCAGCTGTTGAGAGACAACGTCTATGCAAGGCAGGCTCAGCGGACGATTGCCAACAACGTCATCGGCCAGGGCGTCAGATTTCAGGCCCAAGTCAAAAACGCGAGAGGCGGCAAGCTCAATCAAAAGCTCAACGATCAAATAGAGAAGGCATTTCGGGAATGGAGCCGCTTTGATAGCTGCAGCGCTAACGGACGTGATTCATTCGCCGCAATACAGACGCTAATCATTAAGTCGATCTTTGAAAGTGGTGAAGTTTTCGTCCGGTTGATTCGTAAGCCGTTTGGCCGTTCATCAATCCCGCTTGCCCTGGAATTGATCGAATCTGACCAGCTGGACTCTGACTATGCAGGGGCAACGCTAAGCAAGAAGCACAGTTGGCGGCTAGGGATTGAACGTGATGAGTTCCAGCGGGCAACCAGATATGCATTTTTGACACAGCACCCGGGAGATTCACCATTCCCAACAGCGCAGGGCGAACGGGCACACCTGTTAATCGATGCCTCTGAATGTTTGCACCTGTTCATAGGAGACAGGCCAGGACAGACCAGGGGCGCGCCGTGGCTGGCGTCAGCAATGAAGGATCTACACCATCTGGCAGGATTTCAGGAGGCGCAAGTAGTCAGGGCCAGGGCTGCAAGCTCGCTCATGGCCTTTGTCCAGTCAGATGCTGGAGAGCTAGACACAGGCGAGGTGATGGACGATGAGCGGGTCACAGACTGGAAGCCGGCTTCCTTTCACTACCTGGCACCGGGGGAAACCGTTTCAGTTCCTGACCTTGACGCGCCTAATGGAGAATTTGAACCATTCATGCGGGCCATGCTCAGATCATTGGCCAGTGGCGCCGGTTGTTCTTATGAGTCTGTCAGCCGTGATTTTTCGCAGTCCAACTATTCATCGAGCCGGTTAAGCCTGATTCAAGACAAGGACAACTACAGACAGCTGCAGGCATACCTTGAACACCGTTTCTTCCAGCCGTTATTTGATGCGTGGCTAGACCTTGCAGTGCTTAGCGGAAATCTGAAGCTTCCGGCATATGAAACCGAGGCGGAGCGTTACAGGCGGGTTCGTTGGGTGTTTCGTGGCTGGGCTTGGGTTGATCCGCAGAAGGAGGTGAATTCAGCCATTGCAGCAGTCAAGGCCGGGTTCAAAACTCAAAGCCAAGTGATCAGCGAACTAGGCAACGGCGATATTGAAGAACTGCTGACAGCCAGGAGAAATGAGATCGACATGGCAGAGCAGCTGCAGCTCAGCTTTGAAACCACGATTGACGCGACACCAGAAAACGCAAGTAATTTAGCTGAAGAGATCTAAATGCAATGCCAACTGCCAGGGAACCCGACGCCGTAGCGTCCCGACGGTCTGAACCAACAGAATTTCAGAGGTCAGAGGAGGATGAGCGGGTGTTGTCTTTTCCGTTCAGCTCTGAGATGCCTGTCAGCCGGGGGTATCTCGGCGAAGAAGTCCTAGATCATTCTGAGCGCAGTGTTGACTTAAGTCGGCTCAATGATTCGGCGCCACTGCTGTGGAATCACAACCCAGACGTTGTCCTAGGTGTTGTGGAGCGGGCTTGGCTTGATTCAGAAAAACGCCGCGGTCATGTTTCGGTCAGATTCAGCCGCAACGAGAAAGCCGCGCAGGTGCTGGCAGACATCAATGACGGGATTTTGCGGAATGTAAGCACCGGTTATGCCGTTAACGACACCGAGCAGGGCACCGGCAATCAATACCGCGTGACATCGTGGCTGCCGTCGGAAGTTTCAATCGTCAGTTGCCCAGCTGATCAAACCGTTGGCCTGGGGCGTGCATTGCCCAAGGTTGATACGTCTGCGCAAAAAGATGAGGGCATAATGCCTGTTAAGGCGGCTGCGGTCGCAACTCCACCAGAAACCCAGGCCTCAACGATGACTGCAGCAACACCAGACCAGGGCGCTATCCGCGCAGAAATTGCGGAACAGTGCAAAAAAGAGGAACGCGTTCGTATCTCTGAAATCAGGGAGCTGTGCCGCGCACATAGAACAGAGCACCTGGCTGATGATTTGATCAGCAATAATGCGACCGCTGATCAGTCCAGAGTTGCAGTTTTAGATCATCTCCAGAGCCGACCAGTTGAAACCGTGAAAACAACATCAGCAGATCTCAGCACCCAAGAGCGTCAGGCCTATTCAGTGGGCGCCGGCATCCGCGCAATGGTTACGGGGGATTGGTCGAGCCGTTCAGCCGGTTTCGTTCGTGAATTGTCCGAACATTGCGAGCAGCAGGGCGGAATCAGCAGAACATCTGCGAATAGCTTCATTATTCCTTTTGAATGCTTCAACCGTTGGGATTCACGCAACTACTACGAAGCCAACCGCGCGACTTATAACACGGGAACGGCCAATGTGGGCGGGAATTTAGTTGCCACTGATCTTCTCTCTGGCGACTTTATCGAGGCGCTGCGCAATCAGTCCAAACTGCTTCAGCTTGGTGTTCAGGTGATGCCTGGCCTTGTTGGTGATGTTGCAATCCCGACCCATTCGGGCGTTGGTTCCACCTATTGGCTGAGCACCGAGACAACCGCGATCACCCAGACCAGCGGAACATTTGGGCAGGTCACAATGAGCCCCAAAAATCTGGGGATGCTTTCTAAGTTCACCCGGCAACAGGTTCTACAGGGCAGCCCTTCAATTGATTTCATCCTGAGGCAAGACATTGTTAAGGGCATGGCCGTTGCGGCTGATCTTGCGATCCTGAATGGTTCTGGTAGTTCCGGCGAACCCACTGGAATTATGCAAACCTCAGGCATCGGTTCGGTGACGATGGGCACCAATGGGGCCGCTGTAACTCTTGAGAAGATCATTGACCTTGAGACCGAACTCTCAGCCAACAACGGGATGGTTAATCCTGACTCGACTGCCTATCTAACCAACGGCAAGGTTGTCGGTGCCCTTAAGAAGACCAGGGCAGGCGGTAGCGCCGCGGGTGATGGCCCGTTCCTCTGGAACCCTGACTATTCAAACGGCGGCAGAGGGCCAACACCTGGAACATTGAACGGTTACCCAATCGCTTTCACGAATCAGGTTCCCTCGGACCTTACAAAGGGCACCAGCAGCAGCGTTTGTTCAGCTATGTTGATGGGCGACTTCAGCCAGTGCATTCAAGGCATCTGGGGCGGCGGTGTTGAGATCATGGTTGGAGAAGATGCCGACGACTTCAGCAAAGCATTGACCAGCATCCGCGGCATTATGTCCATGGATGTTTGCGTTCGCCACGCTGAAAGCTTCGCCGCTATCAAGGACATCACAACGGCTTGATCCTCTGAATAGCTAACTGTTCTGGGGGGCCTTTGCCCCCTTTCTTTTTATCCATCATGAAAATCCTTGTTTTGAGATCTACAGAGGCCAGTGGCCAGCCATTAGCTGCAGGGGAAGTGGCGGAAGTCAGCGAAAAAGACGCGCAAATTCTTATCGGTATGGGCAAGGCCAGTGAGGCCCCGGCACCTGTCTGCCCACCAAAAAAACCAGTTAAGAGGCCTAACGCATGAATGCGGCTGATCTGTCTGTTTTATTCTCAGATTCTGGGGTTTCCGCCACAGCAGATGGCACCACGGCAAACGGGAATCTTGATCAGCCGTCTGATGTTCTGATCGGTGGAGAAGTGCTGAGCACTGATTACGAGTTCACCTGCAAGGCTGATGACTTTGGTGGCCTTGTTTATGGCGATTCAATGGTTGTTGATTCTGTGAGCTATACCGTGAGGGCAACGCGACTGATTGATGACGGCGAACTAGTGCAGATCAGCCTGCAGAAGACATCATGACAACAAAACGCGAAAGCATCCTGGCTGACATCAAGTCAACGCTGGCGGGAACAGCGCAGGTTGGCACACGGATCTACAGGAGCAGAACGGAACCAATCAGCCGGGGGGAATCACCCGCTATTGTCGTTGAACCCCTTTCAGATAGCCCTGAATATTCTTTGCGGCTTGATCGCCTGGACTGGTCGCTGAGGGTGCGGGTGGCGGTGATCGTTCGTTCGTCGGTGCCAGATCAGGCGGCGGATGCAATTGTTGAGGATGCCCACAGCAAGATCATGTCTGACTTAACGGCTGGCGGTTATGCCTTGGATATTGAACCCCAGGGCGTCAGTTTTGAGATGGTGGAAGCTGACCAGCCCGCCGGGGTTATCTCAATGGATTATCTGGTGAAGTATCGAACACTGTTGACAGATTTGAGCAGCGGCTAACGCCGTTAAACTGAGCAAAAGCCAGAACATGAGCCGGGCCAATGCCTCTTCTATCGACAAGACGCCTGCTGATGGCGAAGACGGAAACGACATACGGCACAGACCCGACGCCTACAGAGGGGTCCAATTCGATGCTGGTGAGAAACCTGGAAATAACACCGCTAGAAGCGGAAACCGTCAGCCGTGATTTGGTTCGTCCATTTCTCGGCCATGCTGATCAACTGTTGGCATCAGAAAAGGTCGCCATCACATTTGAAGTTGAATATGCCGGATCTGGCACTGCTGGCACTGCCCCGGCTTATGGCCCGTTGTTGGAGGCCTGCAGGTGCACTGAGACGATCGTCGCATCCACAAGCGTTACCTACGCGCCAAACAGCGCAGCATCGCCGGAATCTGTAACCATATATTTTAAAAATGATGGCGTTCTGCATAAGGCGACCGGCTGCCGGGGTTCATTCTCCCTCAGCTGTGAAGTTGGCCAGATTCCCGCGATCACATTTTCCATGGTCGGGATCTATTCAGCGCCGACAGACGTTGCAATCAGTGGGCCCACCTACTCAGACCAGGACGCCCCGCTAGTTTTCAAAAACGGAAATACGACCGGCTTTCAGATCTTCAGCTATGCAGGGGCACTGCAATCAGTCAGCTTTGACGTTGCCAACGATGTTGTCTATAGGGAGCTAGTGGGCGGCAGCAAGGCAATCAACATTGTCAACAGGGCGCCGGCTGGTGAATGCGTCATTGAGGCAACCACAATTGCCCAACACAATTTCTTCAACGATGCGACGGGTGCCAGCACAGGAAACCTAACCTTCGCCCATGGCACAACAGCGGGAAACATCGTGACCTTTACGGCGGCGCAGATCGACCTAGGCGGGCCAAGCTACAGCGATTCAGACGGGATTCAGCAATTAACGCTGCCGTATATTGCAACGCCAACATCTGCAGGCAATAATGAGTTCTCAATCGCCTACACCTAGCCCTTGGCATTTGTTCTTAAGCGCTCTGATTCTTATACCTGGCCAGTGATCTACCGGCAGCCCGTCTCTGGTGGGCGGCGAGAGAAGCAAGAGTTTGATGCTGAATTTAGGCGATTGCCTCAGTCACGGATCAGTGAAATTCAAGAGCTTGCACAGCAAAAAGTCGCAGGGGATGAGGTGGAGGTCTCTGATGTTCTGATTGCTGATGAGGTGTTGATGGGCTGGGATGGCATCGTTGACGCTGACGGCGAATCAGTGGGATTCAGCAAGGCATCAAAGGCTGAATTGCTAGAGCTACCCATGATGGCCGGCGCGATCATTGAAGCCTATTTCAGTTCGCTGGTAGAGGAAAAAAGAAAAAACTGATCGACGCTGCTGAGCATTGGGCCGGTGGCGTGGACGATCGAAGCGAGCTAATAGAAGACGCTGCGCTGATGGGTGTTGAACTGCCGGAGCACCTGTTGAAGGCGCCAGATTTTGAGGTCATCCCTGAGGCATGGCCAGCGGTTGAGATGTTTCTCCGTTGTCAAACGCAGTGGAGAGTCAGCGGCGGCGGTGTTGTGGGCTTTGATTACGTCGCGTTGCATTGGTTGTTTGATCTATACGGCGTCGAAGACCCGCGCCAGATGCTGGCAGACCTGCAGGTGATCGAGGGTAAAATCGTAGAAGAACTCAGCAAGCGCGAGCAATAAGCCATGAACATGACGACCGCCTACACCATTCAGGCGAAAGTCACCGGAGCGCAGCAGATCAAGGGGCTGACATCAGGCCTGCAAAAGGTTGAGGGGCAATCAAAGCGAACAGCCGGGGCGATGGGACGGCTGAAGATGGCAGCAGGCCAAGCCATGAAGGGACTTAAGGCGATGCTGCCAGTTCTGAGCGTTGGCGCATTTGCAGCTGTGACTAAGTCGAATCTAGATTTTGTTGATTCATTAGGCAAATTGAGCCAGAGAACGGGCATCGCTGTGCCGATGTTGGACAAATTCAGGAAGGTTGCAGAGCAGAATGATTCCAGCCTTGAGGCGTTGGCCGATGGTTTCCAAGCATTAGCCGTGAAGATGTCGGAAGCTCAAGCAGGCGAGGGGGCAGCGTTTGAGGCGTTCACCAAAATGGGAATATCAGTTAAAGACGCGAGCGGACAACTCCGCTCAATTGATAGCGTGATGCTTCAGGTTGCTGATTCATTCCACGGGATGGCAGACGGCGCTGAGAAAGCATCGTTAGCGAGCTTGATATGGGGTGAGGGTATGGGCCGCGAACTGATACCAACTCTTAACGCTGGTGGTGATGCTGTCAGAAGGATGAACACAGCAATGTCAGCCGACAGCGTAAAAGAAGCAACAGAAGCAAACACCAAGTTAACTAAATTGTACGAAAGCCTCAAGAAAGCATCAGTATCACTAACCATAGCTCTTCTGCCAGTTATTGATGCTTTCAATTCTTTGCCAGGCCCTTTGAAGACGGTGATTGTCGCAGTGGGCGCCTTGACTGCTGCTGTTGTGATTCTGGCGCCTGCTATCGCGGCAACCGCTTCGATCATCAGCGCTCTGGCGGCTGCTCCCATCCTCGCAACGATTGCGGGTTGGCTTGGTGCATTGGTTCCGCTGATTGCAGCAATCAAAGGCGTTGGCCTGGCTGTGGTTGCGGTCTTCT